GTTTGGTCATAGATTAATTGCAGCCAATGGCAACTCAAGGTTACAGGGATGGTTATTAGGTACTTCTACTGCTTGGGCTGATTTAGATACTGATGCTCCTAGATCTAGATATGTCACAGTAGTTCGAGACTTTGTGGTATCTGGCTATGATAGCGACTCAGGATATTCATACAGGGTTCAATGGTCTGCGCTAAATGATGAGACTAACTGGACTCCTTCAGCAACAACTCAAGCAGATTATCAGGATATTCCTGATGGTGGCTCAGTAGTTGGTGTTACAGGTGGTGAATTTGGCTTAATCTTCATGGATCGCTCAATTCATAGAATGTCCTATGTCGGTAGCCCTTTGGTGTTTCAGTTTGACAATATCTCTAGAAATCTAGGGTGTTATGAGGCTAACTCAATTATTCAGTACCAAGGGGTATCATTCTTCTTGTCTGATGATGGATTCTATGCCTGTGATGGTCAAAATATCATCCCTATCGGTAATGAAAAGGTAAACCGTTACTTCTTTAATGATGTAGATGAGGTATTTCTACCTAATATGTCGGCTGCTATTGACCCATTTAGAAACCTAGTTATTTGGTCTTATGCCTCTAAAGGTCAAGGCGGTAATGTCAATAGATTGTTGATTTATAACTTTGAGACTAAGAAATGGTCATCTGGATCTACCGATGTAGACCGAGTGGCTGATGCTTCTACTCCATCTGTGACTTTAGAGGGCTTGGATGCTTTCTCAACCAGTATTGATGCTTTGCCAACAAGCCTAGATTCTCGTCAATGGGTGGGTGGAAAGATGATGTTTGCTGGTGTCAGGAATGCAAAAATAGTGACATTTACAGGAGCGAATTCTACTGCTACAATTCAGACAGGAGACTTGTCGGCTGAAAATCGTAAGACTGCTGTCACCTTAGTCCAACCTATTGTAGACAATGGTTCTGCTAGTGTGGCTATTTCTTCTAGAAACCTACTATCAGAACTAGTAACTTTTGGCACAGCAACTGCTGCGGATTCAGAGAATAGGGTTTCAATTAGAAGCATGGGAAGATACCACCAACTAGAATTTACTCCAACAGGCGATAACTGGCGAACAGCTATCGGTGCTGATGTTGAGCTTGTTCCTATGGGTGGCAGATAATGTTTCGAGTCCTACCACCCTTTGGTGGAGATCAGCGAGCAGTCGCTGAAGTAGTCAATGGCATTATGAATGGCAAGACCAACAATACTGGTACTGTCACCTTGGCTACTGGTGGAGCTTCAACCACTACTATTACAGATGCTCGCATTGGTGTAGATTCAGTTATATTGCTTAGTGCAACAGATGATATATCTTCTACTGCTTACTATCCTTATTTGGCAGTTCAAGACGGCACAGACCAAGTAGCTCCAAATACAACAGGTGTCAATATTGTTACCTTTGATACTACAGACTATGCTCTAGGAGCAAGTTTGGTAGATACAACAAAATTAAAAGCTGACTATGCTGGTTTATACAATATTCAGTTTTCAATACAGTTAATTAATACTACTAACGATACTCAAGAGGTATCTATTTGGTTTAGAAAGAATGGTTCAGATGTAGCAGGTAGCAATAGCGAATTTGGTATGGCTGCTAGAAAATCTACTGGTACAGCATCTAGAGGTATTGCAGCATTAAACTTCTTTATTGCATTGCAAAAAGATGATTATGTCCAGTTAGCTTGGAGACCTAGTGATGTAGGAGTTTCTCTTGAGCATTTTGGTACACAGACAAGCCCTACAAGACCAGCAACACCATCAGTAATAGCAACTATGAGCTACTTATCTAGCAATGGTTACACAAGTAATATTTATACAAACCCTTATATTAGTTCAGTAACTAATGGAAGCGCAGTAATTAGTCATCCTGCTAACTCAATCGCAGGTAAAACTTTTGATTATGTAGTAGTAGGATAAAAGGAAACTATCATGGCAGGCGGAACTTATACAGCAGTAGCTAATCAAACAACCCCTAATACTCAAGCACCATCTGGCATGGGTGGGATGTTGGGCGGTATGTTTGGTAATTTATTTAATCAATTGCAATTGCAAAATGCTATTCCACAAGGAACTGCTCCAACAGCTACAGCTACAGCTCCAACACCAGCAAGTACTGGAGTTCAGCTATTGCCTAGCACTCCTATTGACATTACTTCTGGTTCAGGAGATTCAAAGATTGACCCTGCTTTAAGACCTTTTCTAACAGAAGGTTTAAGACAGGCTCAAAACCTATTCTTAGGTGCAAATCAACCTAGATACTATGAAGGTCAGACTTATGTTAGCCCTTCTCAAGCTACTCAAGATGCTTTAGCAGCTCAAGAAGCTATGGCAAGATCTGGCTCTCCAATATTGCAACAAGCCCAAGGTGCTTATCAAGGTGCTTTAGGCGGTCTAGGGTTTACAGGTGCAGGTGGATTCTTACAAGGAAACCCATACCAACAAGCTGCTATGCAAGCTGCCACAAGACCTATTGAACAACAATTCACTAATCAGGTATTACCAAGCATTGCTAGTCTATATTCTAAGTCTGGTCGCTATGGATCAGGTGCTATGCAAAATGCTCTTGGTCAAGCCACAGAAGCTCAGACTCGTGCATTAGGCGATATTACTGGAAGCATGGCTAATCAGCAGTATTTGACAGAAAGAGGCTTACAACAACAAGCTCTTGGTCAGCAAGCTCAATTGGCAGCAGCAGCTCCTAGTATTTATGCTCAACAATATCTACCTTCTCAACAATTGGCTCAAATTGGCGCAGCTCAAGAGCAGATTGCTCAGTTACCTTTGCAAGAACAGATGAACAGATACTATTTCAACCAACAGTTGCCTGCTCAACAGTTACAAAGCTATTTGTCCTCTGTTTATGCAACTCCTATGTCAAGTTCACAATTTGCACCACAGACTCAGGCTTCAGCAAGCAAGGTGGGATCAGTATTAGGCGGTGCAGGTTTAGGTTATGGCATTGGCAATATGATTGGTGGATCTGGTTTGTTTGGAACAAGCGCAGGAACTACTGGTGCAGTATTAGGCGGATTAGGCGGTTTATTGCTTTGATAGTTCAGGTAGTCCCTGTTCAGCATTTACATCAACTGTGGTCGCAAGTTAGTGGCTACTTAGCTGATGCTTTGAAGTATGCGGATGGGGATTACAGTTTAGACCAAGTAAAGGTTTTCTTATCTACAGGTCAATGGCAATTATTGATTTTTAATGACGAAACAAAAATTTATGGTGCTGTGACAGTTAGCTATGCAAACTATCCTAATGACAGGGTAGCTTTCATAACTGCAATTGGTGGCAAAGGCATTAGCGATAAAGACTCATACCAGAGCTTTTGTGATACCCTGAAAGCTCATGGAGCTACTAAGATTCAGGGAGCAGCAAGAGAGTCTGTAGCAAGATTGTGGCGAAGATTAGGATTTAAAAACAAGCATATTATTGTAGAGAAAACAATATGAAATATTGGTGCGATAACTCTCCTGTATGGAGTCATTATGGTAATGCTTCAAGCATCTTGTTCCCAGCATGGGAAAGAGCTTTTGCTGAGATTGTAAAAAGTTATCTACCAAAGGTTACTGATGAGAACCTAAAGCTAAGAATGATTGATTTCATCAAAGAAGAATTAGCCCATGCCAATGCCCATGAGTCATTTAATGACAGGCATAATTTAAAAGATATGGAAGAAGCTGAGTTCCAAAAGACCAAAATAGTGATGAGAAAGCCTCAGATTAAGTTCTGGTTAGGAACAATGGTATCTATTGAGCATTTAGCTGCTTGTATGTCTAGATCAGTTTTGACTAGATGGGGTGGTAGACAAGGTAGAGATTACAAACTATTCTGTTGGCACTCAAAAGAAGAATTAGGTCATAAGAGTCTAGCAATTGATTTGTGGAATCATTTAGGCTATACAAAACAAGAACTTAACAAGATAGCTAAAGTAAATCAGCTATATGTTATGAAGTTTTTAATGGGTTACACAATTAAAGAGACTTACAAGGATGGTCAGTTTAAGAATCCTAAAGTAGTTTTTGATTTAATCCATTGGTTAGGTTTTGTTAGCTTCAGAGTATTGCTTCCTATGCTCAAGATATATTTACCTAAGTTTCATCCTGATAATGTTGATGACAATAAGTATTTACAGGTAGCGATATGAAAAAAGTAACAAATCCGTTAGAGAATGATAAGGTCATTGAGCTGATTAAACAGCATAAATCAATACCTATTTCTAGAATTGTAGAAAGAGATTTAAGAGTAAATTACAAGGGTATGCCTATAGAAAAAGGCATGAAGCAATTATATAATTTACAAAAGGCTGGACACCCAATTGTTAGGTTTTTGAATACCTTGTTTGTGGTCGAAGATGTTAAAGATAATGTAGTTACTTTTCACACTTTGTCTGGTGACACAAAGAGATTCTTTTTGATAGCTTGTTTTATGTTTTATTGGCATATGAAGAAACAAGGATTTGATGAAGTTCAGACTGTATTCAAAAATGAAAAAGTAGTAGATGAGTTATTAAAATGGCCTGATGGCAAGATGGAATCTTGGGAATCAGTAGAAGAAGTTAAAGATGGTTACTTACTTAAGGTAGATCTAAATGGGATGGGTAGACAAACAAGTTGAAGATGCTGTGGATTTTGTCACACAGGACATTCCTAGCAAAATTGAAGATGAAATCATTGAGCCTACTAAAGAACTAGGTAGTAGCATTGATGACTTTGTTAATGAGGAAATTCCGGGTGGATGGTACACAGTAGCTGCTGCGACAGGAGCTTACTTTGCTCCTGAGATTGCTGCTGCTATGGGAACAGAGGCAGGAGCTGCTGGCGCTGCTGCTGCTAGTGCTGATGCTGCTTTTGTAGCTGCTGATGCTGCTGCATTGGCTGCACAAGGTCTTACTGAATCTCAAATTGCATCTACTTTAGCTGCTAGTGGTGTAGAAGGATTTGTGGCTGCTGATGCTGCTGCCCTTGCTTCTCAGGGATTATCTTCTCAGCAAATTGCTTCTGGTCTATCTCAATCAATCTCTGGTTCTTCTGGGTTCACAACACTACCAACAGATTTCCCAACAATAGGTGACCAACCGGGTGATTACCCTATGTCTGGTGGCTATGGCAATCCAACTGCTGAAGGTGTGCAAGAAGCTACTAAAAATTTACTTGATTACAATGCAGCTTATGCCACAGGTGGTATAGGCATGACAGATGCTTTAAGGTTAGCCAATCAAGCAAATAGTTTATTGAGTCCTCAACAACAACCGCAACAAGGTCAGATGCCAATGCTTCAACAGGCAGGCGCAACAGCAGGAGCAGTAGATTACTCTGGACTACTAGGTTTATTGCAGACTAAGGCAAAAAGACCTGACATTCTCAATTTATTAGGATAAACAATCATGGCATTAGAAGATCTATTTAGTTCACCAGACTACTTAAGACAGTTAATCGGTGAGGAGCAATATGGTAAAGCTCAGAACCAAGCATTTAACCGAGGGCTTATTGATGCTTCTTTGGCTATGTTGGCTGGTTCTTCACAGACAGATAAGCTAGGTCAGTTAATTGGCATATCAGGTCAAGCTGGCATG